TGTACTATAGTAGTAGGAGAAAAGTTATGAAAAAAGAGTTTAAACTTGAAAATTTGGGCTTGGGAAAAGGCCCTTATAAATTAATCGATTATTTTGAAATCCAAGCTCCTGATACAGATTCAGGAGCTCTTTTTGCTATACCTATCAAAAACAGGACAAAATATCCTGTTAAAAATATTGGGGTTTGTGCAATATGCGGAACTCCAATTAAGAACAATTATGTTGTTCGGTCATCTGATAACGAGATATTCGTTGTTGGGTGTGAATGTATTAAAAAAATCAATGACTGCATCTTGATTGATGCAGTTAAAAGACATCAGAAAATCCTCAATAAAGTTAAGGATTTTCATCAAGCAAAAGCCTTATTTAGTAATTTTTTCGACTCGTTAACGCAACCTCAAATAGATCATCTAAAGAAGGAAATCAAGACGAATTACAGACATTTTAGCAACGTCCGTCAAGCAGACGAATTCTGTAATATCTACGAGGCCCTCAAGGATCAAAAAGAACGAATTGAAAAAATACAACTAAAAAAACTCTCCGACATATTACAAGTCTCTTTTCAAACACACAAACAAGTCAAAGAAGAGATTGCTTACATTGAAAACCTTTTTACGTAAATTCAAACCTCCTCTTTTTTTTCTTTAATCGAGAACCTTTTTCTCGATCTTGTTACAACATCAATTTTGTTTGCTGTCTCTTGTATTTCAATAACTATATCACCATATTGTAAATTACCAATTTCTTCTTTGACAAATTGCAGTATATTTTTTAGCACATTATCTGAGACTTCCATTTATATCTCCTCTGGAAATGGTTTCATATCAATTTCATTATCCACCATGGCAATTACATCATCAAAATATGGTATTGCAGTACATCGACATTGAATATCCTGACCTGGATGTAATTCAATACCACCAATTGATAATCGTTTCTTCCATGTCTTCCCGCCATCATCACTATATACACTAGCATCATCCCACCGGCATAATCTCCCCTGCATTGCTCTATGAGTTTTCCTTACCCTCTCGTCTCCAACAGTTGCCCATATATACATTTCAATACCGGCGTCAGTTTGTCTGCGCCTTGTAAACGACTCAGTAAGTTTTCCTACCTGGTCCCTTGCAATTAAACGTGCTCTATTATCAATATATTTCTTTTGCAGTTTCTTACTTTTCTTTAGCATCTTTTTAACTGCTTCCTCAAAAGTCGGAGCACTTGCTGAATTTTGAACACCTTCACTAACAAGTAAATTGAGATTTTTAATATAATCTTGTGTTAATGATTTAATCAAAGTCTCATTGTTTTGTGCCCACACATTGATGACTTCAGCCTCCCAGGGCTCATAAGGAAAAAATTTAAGTCCAAGCACCTCTTCAGTAAATCTGAACCACTGCTTTGCATTTTGCTCCGAGGTGTCAAAGCCAACATTAACTATCATTGTCTTTAATCCCTCCTCCGACGCCTTCTGTGCCATCACTTGCAATTCCTCAATAGTCGTTGCAAACTCATCTACAAATGCATCCATTCTAATACTGTCTTGCTTTTCGGTATTAAGATTATACCCAATGACCCAATTCATTAGATTGGCTTGCAGGATCAAATATGCTGTTTCCGTAAGTGGTTTCATCCAAGTTCTTAATGCTTGCCAGTACTGCCGTTCGATTGCATGAGGATATATCCACTTTTTGCGTTGTGGACGTTTATTTCTTTTACGATTACCTTTACCCATATTACGACGACGCTGATAAAGCATTTCTTGAAATACAGTTGTATTATTAAATTGAGGCATTATATTCTTTTTCCTAATTTCGTTAATAACAGTCTTTTATTTCTTTTTTTACCTTTCAAGTATTTATATTCGATTCCGTCCCATCCAGTTAAAGGGACAACCCAATATAAAATACACCATTCTTTAAATATTCCATTATCAATTGTTTTTGCTAATCGAATAAACAACCATTGGAGAAAGTAATAATTTAATATACCTAATTTAGACATTTACTTTCCTTTTTCTACGATATAGTGACCGACGTTTGTTGGTGCCGTTTGTTATTGTTTTGCCTTGTCTTGCAAGTCTTTTTTTACTGGTTGTTTCTTTTGCAATCTTTACCATATCTAATTTTTCAACTTCTCCATATATCCCGTCATTTATTTGTTGCATAATATCCTCCTAAAATATATTTTAAAGCCTTACTGCAATTTATGCAAAATATCACTATAATATTCTCGTTCCCATAAATTTTTATCAAAATTATCCCCTCTTTTTATACCTATTGAAGCAACTCGTAAATATTCACGTTTATAACGACCTCCTCCAAGCATCGCATAATTAGAATGAATTGGTAATTTATAATGATTTAAATAAGCGAAAACATCTTTTTCTTTCCACCACCCCAAAGGACGACACGTGTTTTTAGTTTGATAACCATATAATTTCATTACTATCTTTCTTATACCAGACTCATCTGCTCTAATACCAGATACATATTTATTTCCATATTTTTTATTAGCTATTTTAAATCCTTTTTCAATAGTTCCTGTAGCTCTCAATCTATTCCCATCAAACCATCGATCTATATGTATTTCATTATAATTTACATTTCTAAATTGTTTTAAAAATTTATCCCTAACAACAAAACAATAAGGATTTACTATATCTTTCACAACAATCCAAACAAAAGGAATATTTAAACCTGACTGAAGACATAAATGAATAAGTACAGTCGAATCCTTTCCCCAGGAAATAGAAGCATAATTCGGTTTAAATTTTTTTATAATATTGATTGCATCAATTTCTTTTTTTCTGACATTATTTAATTTATAATTTATTAAATCAATTTCTTCATACTCCTTCCATAATTCTAAATCTTCTTTTGTATGTCGTTCACATTCTATGAGCATTGTTTTATACTCCAGTCATATAAAATAATAGATAAAGAAGCTTCTACAGTAAGACAAAAACTATTAATTGTAGGAATTTTTAATTTATTGTTACAATTGATTTTTTTAGGTAAACCACAGGTTTCTCCACCAATTATTATACCTTCAATATTTTTCCAATCAAAATTGTATATTGATTTTTCATAATAATTTTCAAATGCTACTATATTTTTTAAATTATTAGGAAAAGAAATTGTTTTAATTTGTACTTTATCTTTTGCAGTAAATAAGTTACCTTTTAATTTATAATTTTTATTATCAGAAATAATAAAAATTTCTTCTATACCAAAACTATAACAAGTTCTATATACTCTATTTAGATTCCTATTAACATTATACAAATAAATTTTCACTTTTTCTCCTTATTCCTTCCATAATTAGGATTGATATATTTTCGGATATGTTGTCGCCGGCAATTTCTACAAACTGTTTTACCAGGAAAAAAACTTTTAAACATATATTCTTTTTTACTTTCACCACAAATATCACAACAATTAAAATAATTAGGGGAATTTTTTTTATACTTCTTCCTTCTTTTTTTTTCTCTTTTATCTGCTTTGTCAAACGGAAGCTGACGATTAAAAATTTTTTTAATATAAGAAAAAGAATAAGAAGAAATTACATGCCTATAAAAATAATATAATTCACGTTGTAATAATAAATTTCTTTTTTTCAAATCACCTTCTGATAAACAAGCAAAGGCGATGATTTGAAAAACATCCTCTTTATAATAAGGATAAACATATTCAAAAATTCTATTATGTTTTGCAAAAGTAAAAAATAATAGAAAATCAGGAATAATCTCTGCATATTTTTTTATTATAAAAAAAGTACCTGTTCCAGAATAATTAATACTCAACATGGAATAATTATTTCCCTTTGATTTTTTGGATGCCAATATGGGGGATTAACTGCTCCATATCCTATTTTAAATCCTGTGTATTCATTTTGCTTTTCTATTGGAAGAGTACGCATTAAAATTTTAATATTATTTCCTTTGGCATAAACACTTAAATCGTCTTCTATTTTTTCAATTTCCCATGAAGAAATAAAACCATACCCTATTTTTCTATAATAACCAATAAAATTTACATCTTTTAAAAGACGCTGACATTCTTCAAAATTACCATTCACAAACCATATAATTTTATCTATAAGTTTTACATGAATAGGAGCAAACCGGCTTTTATATACTCCTCCTCCAATTGATAGAACTCTCCTTTTGTCTGATTTAATTAATAGACTTAATTTATCAGTTTCAAATCGATATTGATGTCTATCATGCCATTCTGTATATATTTTATAAATTGGATTAGAACACCTATATATTTTTAAATTTTGTATCATAAAATAATTAATAGGTATAGGAATATTTTCAAATTCCGAAAGTGGAGTAGATCTTAAAAATTTCTTTCCAGACACCTTCTTCATTTTAAAACTTAAAATGTATGTTAATAAAGAATCAAGTAAAGGAGGATCCCCACATAAAGGAGATCCTAAATTAGCTGTTACTTTTAAATTCATTTTTTCTCCTTATCTTCAGAAAAATTTTCATTCAGCCATTGTATACATTTTTCTTTATTTTTTATTATATGATCTTCATAATTTGATATATACATATCTATCTTATCGTCAGTAATTTCTATTTCTTTACACTCAATAAAATATCTCATATTTAAAAGACCATGTCCAATTCTCGCTTGTCCTCCTATTGTTCCTCCTAATTCAGACCATGTTTTAAGTGCTAAAAATAAACTTCCAACTTCAAGTAAAGATACCTTATTCAAAATAAAACCATGATAAAACATAGCCCCTGGAATAACTGTCTGTCCAGAATACAACATTAAATTGCTTTTGGAACTTTCTATATTTTTATGTAATAATTCAGAAGCATCTTTTCTTTTTAATGCGTCTCCTCTTGTATATTGATATTGTTTTATAAAATCATCCGACATTTTTAAACAATCATTTGTTAATTTCCATTCATTTGGCAAATGATTGTTTATATTTTTTTTATTCTCCTCACAAATTAATACACCACGTTTACAAATCATACTACCTGCCACGATTTGATCTCGTAAACTCCCACCAAGTAAACGAAATAAAGGAAATAAAATTTGTAATTCAGCTATAGACTTCATATTCTCATTTATAGAACTTTTTGTAAGTGCTCCTCCATAAAACATATAATTTACTTGATCTATATTTAATTTCCCTGCAAGATCTAATTTATCTATTAAAAATAAAGTGCCAGGCTCTCTTATAAATTTATGTCTAATAGCGTTTCCGGAAATTACAGGAACATCTTTTATTTTGTCATTATATAAAATTTTTTCTTTATTTATTAAAGATTCATTACCAGCCGTTCCCATCATATGTGTTAGAGAAGACAATACTTTTGAAATACAATGTATATTTACATTTAATAATTTTTCACTCATTTTCTTCCTCCTGAAATAAATCTAACTCTTTTTTCATATTTTTTCTTTTTCTTACCCTTATTTTTTCTTCTATAATTTTTTCCTTCTTATCATCATATTTTTTTCTCCATAAATCCCTTGCATGAATAAGAAAAAGAAAATATTTCTTTTCAATAAGCTTCAAAAATTCAACTTTCCATTCTAAAGATTTTGTAGAAATAATATCTACAAATGATATAAGAGATTCATTTGCAGCCACTTTACCAGGTTCAGCTTTTATATAATCCAAAGAACAATTTATAAACATATCAATATCATCCCCTGCTTTTGCAATAGAAGCAAGCAATCCATTTCCTATTCTTTCCCATAAAGTTTTACGATCCAAATCACTTGAAAATAGTTCTGGTAAAATGGAAATAAATTTTATTATTTCCATTTTTAAATCCTCCTGATCTTCTACTTCTAATTTTTTAAACGTATCCACCACCCCTGCTACTTCCAAACGAAATTCTTCCAAAGAAATAGAAGTTACATTACTTTTTTGATTCATTTCTTGATTCCTCCTTATTTTTTGCCAACCATGCAGCCAATTGACTTAATAATTCATTTTGTATAGTTAACCATTTCTCATATTCAGAAATAGTATTATAATAATCATTAACAGCTATGAAATAATTAAAATGAGGTTTCACTAATAAAGCCGGTTTTCCAATAGCTGCTGTTAAATAATCTGCTAACTTCAATCTACTTATTAATTTACTTATATTTACATATATTCTTTTTTCTTCAAATTGAATAGGATAATCATCTTTTGTTTGTGCCCAAATGCTTCTAAAAGCAATATTCTTTTTTCCTGATTCTGAAATAATTATTTTAAAAGGGGGTTCTGGTGGAATTAGTATTTTCTCTCTTATCTCTTTTACATGTTTTTTTGAAAAAGCAATTCTTTTATCTTTAGTAATTACCCAGGAATATAAACGAGGAGAGCCTGTTCTTACTTCCTTATCAATCATTTCAATTTTTGATTTGCTTCCAAAAAAATAAGCACATTCTTCACAAACATATTTTGATAAGGAATCTGCAACAATATCAACATTTGTAAAAGTTGACCTAACAAAATCTTTTGTGGAATACTTATTAGTACATACACAACCACAAAAATAACAATTATAATTCATTAAAAATCCTCCAAAACTTTTAATATGTTTAAATTATATCAAAGTATTATTTTCTAATTCAGGAAACCTCATCTTCCTTGCTTCTTCACTATCATAAATTTGATTCATAATATTAAGATTATCTGTTTCTGCTTCTATTTTACCAATTTCAGCTAATTCCTTTTCAGTAGGTTCCCATAATGGATTAAGTTCAACTTCATATTCTTCAATTGGTTCTCCTTCTTCAGTTTGTCTTATTTGAGGATAAACATAACCAGCAACTAAATTAACTATTTTTTGTAATTCTGGCAATAATATAATTTCTTGTTTGCTCGATACATCATCATAATAATTTCTTATATCACTCTCACCTGTAGCATTCATGCCGGCAGGGGATCGTCCGAACAACTTAGTAACAGGAATCCCACACACAGAAGATAAATTCATCATTCCTCTGTCAACAACATCACCAATTCCATTGAGAGAAACAGTATCTCTTGAATAGTCTTCATTCTCTCCAAGTAGAACGGCGTTTATAATTGATTTGCTTGCATTGATAATTTCCATACGATTGTAACACATATCAACACCAGACTTTCCTTGCGACAATATTTGTGCAAGATTTGAAAGCTTATATTTACCAACTGAAAATTCAAGCATAAGATTAGAAATACCTCTTTCAATTGCTGAATAATTTGCAAGTCGCTGCCATATTTTTTGTAATGTTGATAATCCCCAATATCTGTACTTAATATCAAGTTCTTGACAATCCGAACTTACTTCCCCTTTAAATATTAAACATCTCGAATTATGAACTTTCATTATATTTCCATCTCGTTTATAGATTGGAAATACCTCTATCTCCTCAAAATATTTACTATTTGGATCATCCACAATATCCGTACTGATCAAGGGAATACGTGCAGCACTATAAACCCTCAAGGATTTTATTTCACCAGATGTTTGATTTAATGGATTTTCAAGTTTACCATTTTTTGTAATAATAACAATTAATGCACCACGATATAACCTGGCATACTTTAATGCTTTGTTTATTGCAGTTCTTACACCAAGACGGCTCATTTCTTTTTTTATTACTTCATCATCATTTTTTATTTTCCAACCATTCCTCGTCATATCATCTGGTACAACATCAACAATCTTAGAAGCAAGACCATCACCATCATACAAATTAGAAAGAGTTGAATCATCAAATAAAACATATCCCCCCCAATCATTATGTTTTGTCTTATCAGATCGTTTGCCAAGACCAGCAAGTAAATTTACCCAACCATCTAATCTTGTCATCATATCATTAAACATTCAGTTCACCTCTCACTTTTTTTGCTGCTGTTGTAACTTATCATAATATATAGATTTTAATAACACACCTCTCATTTTTGTCAATCTTTTTATTTGTTGCTTTTGAAATTGCTTTATTCTATATTTATTTATTAAACTTTTTAATATTTTCATTTTTACTCCTCTCAAGTTACATTTGCCAAAGAGCATCATCACTCTCAATTAGTCCTGAATATTCGAGTACTCCTGTAATTCCATCAGAACAATCATCATGTTTATTTGCCTTAAAATTCTTTTTATATCTCAGTAAATGTTTTGCAAATAAAGGAAACCGAGTCGTCCAATTAATTGGCATTAAAATTTTTCTCTGTACTTCAGCACTGTTAGTAATAATTCTACTTTCTTTATTTGCTCCCTGATGAAACCAATTTATTACAAGTTTATTTTTTGACAACCTGTCAACATTCCTTGCAAATCCCCTACCTCCATTATTTGATTCAATAAATGCTTCTCTAATATGATTCCTTATAAGCATATTTGCTGTTTCTATCTCAGTCACCTCATGTGGTTCTTCTGTATAATAAATATCCAAAACATAAATCATATCATCAATACCAACTCCAAAACAAATAGAACAAAGATAATCTGTACCGGTATCCGCCGTGTCGGTATAATTTCTAAGGTATCTAAAATCAGGTAAACGACTCCAAATATTAAAACCTTTATATAGTAACCCAACTTTCGGTTTTGGATCCCCTTGATGTAAAGACTCAAACTGCTCCTCATCAAGATTCCTTGTATCTTCTAATTTCTTTTTGCTATGTCGATGTGGCCATAAAGGTTCTCCTATTTTTCTTTGATCTATTTCAGTTGAAGCATGATTCATTAAAGAAGGAAAATTTATTTTATACCAAGCATTGTCAATTATATTTTTAGATTCTAACTGTTCTTTATTTTCAATTAAAATTACTTGCTCCTTATTTTCAAGCCACCCAATTAAATCTCCTTCATTCCATCGAGTAAATACAATTAACTCCTGACTATCATTATGTAATCTATTCCTTACAACTGATGAGTACCAATCAATAACACTGTCTAATATTACCGGACTGTTTCCTTCAGCATAATCTTTATACAAATCATCCATTATCATTAGATCAATTGGATTCCCTCCTAAAGGACCTCCTCTTCCCACAGCAAGTAATGACCCCCGATAATTTACAATTTCAAATTCATCTTTTGTTTTCTGAAAAGCACTGTCTGATTTTTGAGTAAATTTTGTCTTAGCAATTGTTGTCTCCGAAAATACATTATAATACTCTTGAGAGCCAATAATTCTCTGTACATCAACACTAAACTTCCGCACAAAAGTTGTTGAATATGAAGCTATGCCAACTTTTAAATTAGGATTTAAACCAAGCATAAATGCCGGTAAACGTCTTGAAGACAATTCACTCTTTCCATGCTGAGGTCCAATCGTAACTATTAATTTTTTTATAATACCAAATGCAAAAAGATTTAATATATTAGCATAAGTGCTGTGAAATGTTGTTTCCTTATAAGCTGGGAAGGTATATTTAACAAATGTTCCAAAATTCTTTGACGCCAAACTTCGCTGTATAAGTTCCAATTGTATTTGTTGTAATGCCAATCGACTCATCTATATAACACCACCAAGACTACTGGAAGGACCATTAAATAGCAAACAAGCAGTATGCCTAATATAGTCCACACAGTAAGAATAATTACTTTCCATAATGTAGAAATAAAATCAATCATCTAATCACCTATAACTGTTTTAAATAATCTTGCGGATAATGATCTAATGGATTTCCAAATATCTTTACAATCGGAAATAGTATTCTTTCTATTATAGAGGTTTTTCCTAATATAATTTTTAATTTTATATGTGTATACCCCATCCACACAGGAGGAACTTTTGTAACTGAATCCTCATTAAGCACATATCTGATAGATTGATAAATTTTTTTATTTAACCATTTCACAAAACCAATTAACCCCACTCTCGGAGACCCAAATGTAACCAATGTAACTTTTATACTCCTTTTTGTCAATATCCCAGCAAATATAGTCCCAACTGCCGCTCCTAAAGAATGACCTATAATAATCAATTCATTCATTTCTTTTGTTAATTCCATAATCCTATTATAAATTGTCTTTACTTGAGATACAAAACCAGCATGCAAACGATAACTTTTTCCAAACCATTCTTTTGGAGTTTTGGTCCAAAAAGCCTTTATATTATCAAACCAATCTGTCCATCCATCTGACCCTCTAAAAACCAATATCTTTCTATCGTCATAGTCTCCTATACGTCCCTCAACATGTCCTACTTTAAATGTTGTAACATTATTTAATATATTTTTTACTTTCCCATGTTCTCCATTATACTCATCAATACATGCCTGACAATAAACCTTATGTAATTCTTTATTTATCATTTTATTTTCCTTACTTAAAATAAATAACAGCTATAGTAAGTATTATATTTACTAGAAGAAAAAATCCCAATCCAAAAAACCAAATTTTCCAATCCTTCATAACATCCTCCTTAACTTTTCTATGTGCTTCCTCCTCACTTTGATGATATTCTTTAATAGTAGTCTCACACTTTTCTTTATGTTCTTTTATTTCTGCTCCAAGTTTTCTTATACCGGAATCCCAGACAATTTCAATTTGATCTTTCATTTCACCTTCATTTCTCCTAAGTACCTCTTGTAGGAATTGAATATCTTTAGCATTATCATAAGTTGATTTTGTTGTTTTATTTAATTCTGATTGAATCTGTGTTAATGAATTTTCTATTCTTACTAAATTTTGAGTTAAAGAATCATGTTTTAATGCCATTCCTTCGACAACTGATTTAATCGATGTTAATAAATCTGTAAAATCCTGGTTATTCTGTTCCATTAATCCTCCCCCTACTTTTAATATTTTAATTTTATTCCTCTATAATTCCTTTTTTTAAATTTTGCTCTAATTCTAACAACTCCTCCACACTCAATTTTTTATAATCTTGTAAACCAATCTCATTTCCATTCTCATCAAGTGTAGTAAATATATGTTTTGTTGTAATAGGCTCAAGAAGAGAGGGACACATCTGAATTAAAATTTTTCTCGCTTTATCCCTGTCTATAAGCTTCAAAACTGTCTTTGTTACGTTAGCATCTTTTCCATATGCTCTTGTCTCAATGCCTTCAACGCAACAACGATATTCTTGAGGAATTTCATCCCATGATTCAAATTTTGGTTTCCCTGTAACGGCAATAAACATAGAAGGATCATATGTGGCTTGGATTATTAATTGTTGTAATAATCCAACAGGTAAATTTTGCTTCAGTTCTGCTTCAATAACTTTATTAATTCTACTAATTGCTTCCTGAATATATACACGCTTCATCAATTCCCTTGCTGTTACCGGTACTGATTTTTTATTAGAAATTAAATTTTCCTGTATTACTAACTGATTTAATCTCCTATTAAATCTTCCAAAAAAAGCTCTACGATAGGCATCGGTTTTATTATTATTATTAAAACAAAAATACCAAGCAAAGGATCTATGTCTCAGTGTTAAATAACGTGCTTTCTCATTGTGTGTTTCAATTCTTACTGAATTTTCCACAATATCATCAAGGTAAGGTGTTAAAATTTTTATTGTTTTAGATGGATAAAAAATTTCATCCACTGTCTCAGGTACAGGATTCTTCAAAAACTTACTCCAACATCTTTATAAATTTTTTAAATGCCTTTCTTTCTTTTTCTGTAATTTTTGAATCTTGTATATATTCTTTTACCTTTCTAAAATTAAAATTTTTCTTTGTTTTTTCAGTGTTTAAATAGATTTGGTGAGCTTTTTCCACAATATTTTTTTCTATTTTACTTTTAGAAATTTTTAGTAGTTCAATTTTGTATATTAATTTACAAATACCACAATAAAAATAGGTGAGATTATTTGCGCTTGTTACTTCAACTAAATTACTTCCACATTCTTTGCAATAAATATCTTGAATAAGAGGAAAGGCACTTAATTTAAAATTATCAAATAACATTGTCTAATCTAATTTTTTTATTTTTATTAATATTTCCTACTTTTATTTTTCTCTTTTTCATATCTTTTCTAACTTCTTCTTTTGAAGCTACATCATTTATTTTTCTTATTTTTATTTTCATATTTTTAAAAATATTACAGTAGAGTTTGATTTTTTCAAATTCTACTGTAATGACAATAAAATAAACATGAGAGATTAAGGAAATACTTATATTTACAATATATAAAACCCCTAAATTTTTTTAAAGTCTTTTTTTATAAAAAATCAAATTTTTTGTTATCTTTTTTAACTTTGTTATCTTTGTTATCTTTTTTTTACTTGACAAAATTTTATGCCCCTATATATTAGAAATAACATAATAATACTTTCTAATAAAAGAGAATGAATAAAAATCCCAACTGCACGGCCGTTCGTGCAGATTAAAAATAACATAATAATACTTTCTAATAAAAGAGTAAAAAAATGAATAATAATATAAAAAAATTATTTCTTAAACAAGAAAGCCTTATAAAAATAAAGGCATTCCAGTACTGGAATAAAAATAAAGTCATTCCCTTCGATGACTTTATATCGGAGTGTCATTTTATCTTTTTACATTGTTATGAAAAATATAATCCGGAAAAAGGCTCGTTTAAAACCTTCTTCACAAAAGCTCTCGATAATAGATTAAAAAATTTTATATATCGAGAAGGAAATAAATATAATCAAACAGCAACCTCTAATATAAATTCAATAAATGACACATATAATATTTATTTTGAAGACTGGAAAAATGAACTGTCTTCTGAAGCACAAAAAATTATTGAAATAATATTATATAAACCATTAAAACAAATAAAATCAAGAAAAGGAACAATAACAAAAACTTCAATTAAAAATTTCTTAAAACAAAATAATTGGAAAAATAGTCTTATATTTTTCTGTTTTAATGAAATACAAACAGCATTAAAAAAAGTATAAGGAAAAAATAAAATGAATAATTTACAAAAAATAGCAATTAACGTATGTAATGAAAAAATAGCAATTAAATTATATAATGAAAAAATACCATTTAATTTTTTTACTTTTTCATTATATAAGGAAATTAAAAAAACTTTAGAAAGGCATTATTGTGAATCCAAAATAACTGGAATGATACATGATTCATTTACCTTTAATATTATTCCAGAGGAGTTTAAAACAGTGAAATATATAATAAAAGAAATAATGAGGAGATATTTATAATATGGAGATAAAACAGCATGATTGATTATATTTTAAACGGTCTAAAATGGTCCGAACAAAAATTAGTACATACAAAAAATGGGTTGATGTATGTACAAGAAGCAAATATACCAAAAAATTTCTGGGAATATTGGAATAAGTATAAAAAAATATTTCAAGAAAATGGTATCACTCCAAATAAATACAATGAAAATTGGAAATTATGTAAATGGACAAAATGGACAAGTCCCAAAAAAGAAAATAAAAAAATTCAAGAACAATATAAAGATAAAATATTAAGAGAATATCAATTACCTCATACTCAAATCATTTTAAATTCATTACAAAAAAATAATAGTGCGATTGATGGTTCTGATACAGGAACCGGCAAGACTTTCGTCGCCTTGTCTCTTTGTAAACATCTACACATGACTCCTGTCATACTGTGTAGTAAATCCGGTATATATGGGTGGATCAATAAAGCTGAAAAATATTTTAATATTAAAAATATAATAGCTGCTAATTATGAACAATATAAACTCGGTAATCTTAAGTATTTAATCAGAAAAGATATAAAAAAAACAAAAGTAATAGAAACAAATTATACTTGGACAACACTTAATCCTAACAAACATATTATAATCTTTGATGAAGCTCATAAATGTCAAAATCCAAATTCTCTAAATAGTAAAATGCTTATACAAGCTGCAAAACAAAAATTTAAATTATTAATATTATCAGCCACACTCGCAGATAATCCTCTACAAATGTATAGTACTGGATTATCTATAGGTCTTTTTAAAAATAAAAGAGAATTTTTTAAATGGGGATTCACTCGTGGCATTCAAAAAAATTATTGGGGGGGACTTAAATTTAAAGCTACTAAAGAAAATCTCCAATTAATACATAATGATTTATTTCCTCAGTTTGGTAGTAGAATCAAAATATCAGATTTAAAAGACTTTCCTGAGACCCTTATACTTCCAGAATGTTATACAATGGATGAAGCAATCAAAATTGAAGAATTATGGAATACAGCCTCAGAATTACCTATCATCAAACGTATTAGAATTAGACAAGAAATTGAACTTTTAAAACTACCTACTTTTGTTGAAATGACAAAGGATGCAATCGCAGAAGGTAATTCAGTTTGTATATTTCTTAACTTTAGAGAATCAATTGAACAAATCTCTAAATTACTAAAAACTAAAAATATTATTTATGGTGGAAGCAAAAACAGAGAAGAAATATTAAGTCGTTTTCAAAATAATAAAGACAAAATTATCATTTGTCAAACAAAGTCTGGTGGTGAATCTATTGATTTACACGATATTAACGGAAAACATCCACGAGTGTCTTTAATAAGTCCTCCAGAGTCTGCAAAGGCTTTATTGCAAATATTTGGAAGGGTACAACGTGAAGGAGGTAAAAGTAAGTCAATACAAAAAATTATTTTCTGTGCCAATACAGTCGAAGAAGAGGTTGCCAATAATCTCAGAAAAAAGATTAATAACATACACATAATAAATGATGGGGACCTCGAAAATGTTAAAACATTTTAATATTAAGGAGAAACAATATGATAGTAAAAACAACAATAAATAAATGTCAGAAATGTAGACATGCGGATCATTCTGGAGCATTTACACCTGGAGGTGCAAAATTATTGTGTAGTCATCCAATGTCACCAAGAAAAATTAAATATCATGCACCATTTCTTAATGAAAAAGAACCTACAAAATGGCCAAATAAAATTCCAAATTGGTGTCCACTAAAAAACGGTGTGGAGTATTGATATAGTTAAATGTTTGATGCAAAGAAATTTCTTGACGATTATAATATACCGTATGACACAAAAGGCAAAAATTGCTCACCAGGTTACATCAATATTCAATGCCCAATGTGTGACGACAGATCAAATCATGGTGGATTTAATATAAATCAAGAATTTTATAATTGTTGGAAATGTAAAACATACTCACTTGGTACAGTTATAAAAGAACTGCTTGACATTTCTTGGCCTCAAGTAAATTTAATTATTGATGAATACACCAATAATTATTCAACTGTAGTAAAAAAAGTAATAACAAAAAAACCAATAAAAGTATTCCTCCCAAAAGGTGTTATACATCCCTTACCGAAACGACATAAAAAGTATTTAAGAAAACGTAATTTTGACCCTTATAGGATAGAAAAAGAATTTGATTTATATGGTACTGAATTACTTGGCAGTTATTGTTTACGAATTATAGCACCAATTTATTATGGTGGTAAACTTATATCATACCAAGCAAGAGATATTACCGGCAAACAGAAATTGAGATACAAGACTTGCGAAAAAGACAAGGAGATTATATTCCATAAAGACATTCTATACAATCAGGACAATTGCAAAAGCCGTGCTGTTATCGTTGAAGGCATTACAGATGTATGGCGACTGGGTAAAGGAGCATGTGCTACATTTGGTACAGGCTGGAGACAATCACAACTTTTAGAAATGATAAAATTATTTAATCATATTTTTATATTATATGATAAAGGTGTTGAGGCACAAAAACAAGCTGAAAAATTAGGAGGAGCTTTCTCCTCTTTTCATAATAAAACTGCTGAGATTATTATGCTCGATTATGATGACCCTGCTTCGATGCCACAAAATGAAGCCAACTATTTAATAAAAGAATTAAATTTATAAAAATTTTCTTGACAATAATGATAAAATATTTTAAATGAGACGTATAATCTATATTAACAACTTATGCGTTTTTGCCCTTAGACAAATCCATAAGTTGTTAATACAAAAAATTTAGAGCTGGTTTAAACATCGTCTAAGGGGGACCGAAAGGTTTTGATGCTTAAACCAGCTTTTTATTTTTAAAAGAGGAAGAAAAAATGCATGATGATACCTTAATACTTGAAACATTATCTCAAGATGCTCATCTCTCTTTAAATAAAAAATTATTAAAAATTCTTGGAATAAATACTACATTAATTTTATCTGATTTAATCTCAAAATATAAATATTTTAAATTAAAAAATGAATTAGATGAAGAAATGTTTTTTTATAACTCAATGCATAATATTATGAAAGATACTACATTAACACCAAAACAACAAAGAAAAGCAATAGAAATATTAGAAGAAAAAAAGATACTTGAAACAAAACTCAATAGAAAAAATAAAAAAACATACCCCACAAAACATTTTAAAATAAATTTTAATCGATTAGAAGAAATATTAAAATCATCTGATAAAATAGTACATACTATGTGCCCAAATGTCACATACGAATGTGACCAAAAGACACATACGAATGTGACCAAAGGTCAGTGTAATAAGAATAATATTAATAAGAATAATATTAATAAATCTTTTAATAAATTAAAAGATAACAGGTTTGAAAAACCTGTCAATTTTGATAATTCTCCTAATAATAAAAATAACAAAAATAAACATCCTAAAATAAATGAATTTACAATTAAAATTATCACTCTATGGAATAAATGTCCTTCTGTTCCTACAAAACATAAAATAGATAAGTATTACAAATTTCATTCTAAAGTACAAAAATATATTAATGCTTTAAAAGCAGGAATGTTTGGAGAAATAATAGATCTATCAAGAGATTATATGTATAAAAATGCAATCATGGAAAAAGATTTAACAAAAAAATATACTGAAGCAGAAATTAAAAAAATAGTATCTAATTGTTTATTGGCTTACAAAGAAGGGTATTGGCCAACAAATAAAAATATATTACCTAAATCAATTTCTGAATTATTTTATTCAACACCTTTTTATTCAACAAAATATGTTCCTGGTGAATCCAAAAGTCATTTTTTATATATTCATGCTAGACCCCCACGTAAAATAAGAAAATCAAAATCTTCAGAAATAGTTAAAAGAGAAATGGAAGCAAGAAAGTGTATACTTACTGAAGAAGAAGAAAAAATTCTTGATAAACAACTTAGTAGACAAATAGAGGAGCGTATGTTTAGACGTCAGATAGCAGCAGGAACATATATACCAATGGAGGATGTAAAATGAAAATTTTATTTATTATTTTAATTAGTTTATTATTTCTCCTTATATTTATTTTTATTCTTTTATTAAAAATTGAAATGAGAAATAAAAAGAAGCAAAAGAAAATAATAATATTATCACAAAATGGTATCACATATGGATTAATTAAAAACAAGGAGCTTTAAAAATATGTCAAAGTGGAAAAGAAAACAAATTGATGTTGATATTGAGAAAGATATTCTTATTGGAATAATAACAAACGATAGATTTATTACAGAAATTCAAAAAATGTTAGTGATGGAAAACTTTAAAACACCATATGCAAAAAAAATAGTTATGTGGTGTAATGAATATTTTAAAAAATATAAAAAAGCTCCAGGAAAAAATATAAAAAGTATTTTTAATTCTTATATTAAAAATCAAAATATAGATGAAACACAAATTGAATTAATAGAAAAATTTTTATCAGGTTTATCTGATTCTTATATTAAAAAAAATTTTAATCTTCAGTATGCACTTGACAAAGCAGAATTATATTTTAGAACACGTCAAATTGAATTGCATAGAGATAATATAGTTGCATTACTTATGCGAAATGAGATTGATGAGGCAGAAAAAGAAATTGCAACATTTAAAAGAGTTACAAGACCCTCTACAGTTGGTATTGATATATTAAATGACAATATTAATAAATATTTGAATGAAGAATATGAGAAATTGTTTTCTTTACCAGGTGATTTGGGAAAACTCGTTGGAACTTTTCA